ACGCATGAGACTTTCAGTGCCACGCGCTTTAACATCCAAATCTCCGATAAACTCCTTGTTGAAATTAAACTGCATGTTGAAGGAGAACAGGCTCTTTCCCAACGGTGCCAACAAGTAGTCATCAATATTACGGACCACTGCCTTGATGTTCTGTGCCGCTGCGCCCATTAGCATGGACATACCACTGGCAGTCCTACCTACACCGCCTACTGCGCCAGAACCGTGGCTGTATGATGGTATTCCAGTGGCCTCATCAGCAAGCTGGCGGCTCTTGTCGAACATCATTAAAAGTTCCTGAGATACGTTGGGGAACTTGGTTCCGAAGATGGCCTGCCCCGGTGCGCCTGCCTGTCTGCGAAAGACTTTGCCGGGGTACACAGACATATCTTGGCCCGGAACTAAATTAGTCTCGTCCACCTCAATAATTAAGTTTCCAGACAACGCACCATTGTCCACAGCCATACGCATGAACCCATTCATAAGTAGCTGTGTGTCTGTCATATTCTCAGCAACACCTATACCAAAGAATGAGTACGGGTTTAATTCGTATGGGACTGCCTGATAGGGAATACGCACTGGAGTAAATGGATTAAGGACTAAACGGAGGATTTGACCGTTACATACCCAAATATTGACCTGTATTTCGTCCTTTTTGGCTAATTCCTTGGGGATATCTATATCGGCCTCTTCAGCCAATTCAGCGTCTAAAACGCCCCAATACTCTAGCACTTCGTACCGATCCATGTCAGATGAGGTGGAATCTTCCTCTAAACTGTCTTCCCAGTACTCTCGAATGTAATCTGCGCCGTAGTCTAAGGCTAATTCTATGCTTTCTTCGCGGAAATGAGGGCGTTTCTTTAGCGCACGTATTTGTGTACGATTTAAACGATGCCTCTGGATGGTGTATTCTGCCTCAGACATATTTCTAGCGTCTGGATCAGGATAAAAGTCCCAAATGCTGACGTATTCAATCTTAGGAATGGTTTCATAAAGAGGATCATAGTTACCTTCCTCGTCCCAGCGTGGATATTCTTTATCCTGCGCAAATGGACCCTTCATAATTCCAGTACCAAACAAACAAGCCTCAAAAGACATGGATCGAAGGTGCTTTGGAGCCTGAGTTTCCTCAAGCTGGTCATGCATCATATTTTCCATCTTCTGAGCCGCACGTTTTGCCGGTTCAAAGGTAATAGAACCTTCTCCTCTGCCAGCCCCTAGTTCCAATTCGTCTTTTACCGGAGCTAGAGTGTTTTTATACAAGCCTAAGTCTTTGGCTAGGTTAGGACGCACGATGCTACTAGGTACTTTGTAGTCTACGTCTACTTGTTCTTTGACTTTATCGTCAGTTAAGGCGTTTGGATTGTAAGAAACCGCCCCAGCTACGTTATTTGGGAACCGACGCGCTTCAATGCCGATTGGAAACTTCGACCCAGCGAATAAAACGTCTACAACCTGTGCATAAGCAGCCAAAACCTTGGTCTTTGTGATCTTAATGAAGGCTTTTGACTTTTCGCTCTCGGTAAATTGAACCTCAGACGAGTATANGACCACGATAATTACGGTATGAGTCCATCCATCGGGTTTCATCACCCCGTCTGGCGTCTTTGGAACGGGAATACTGACCTTGTACAAAGGCGACAGCGCCAGAAAACTCTAGATTTTCCTCTTCAACGTCACCGTCTTCGGTCAGAGGGATCACCAAGTCGGAATCCGTAACGTCTTCGGGTAGTGGTTTGTCCATAATTGCCATATTTAGTATCCAAATGTTGCATCGGCGGGACGCCAGACTTGTTGCGGGATGCCTCTGCCCATATCAAAGGGCGAATACGCCTTTGGTCTGCTCATAACTGCGTATCTTACACTGTCGTAGGCATGGTCTGAGGCGTAGCGAGGATCAATGTCATCAGAGCCTCTGGGATCAGACGGTATAACAGGTAAGTCTGCTATGATTTGTCTGCAGGTATTGAAAAATACGATGCCTGCTACTCCGGTCATTTCATCCACCTTGAGGACTTCATGCAGCCGGTTCTTTCCAGCCACCCGTGCGCCGTTTGTTCTGTCAGAAGGACGCCAGCGAGTGCCTTCGTTAATCATCTCTTCAGCGATAGACGGGCCAGACATGCCTCTTTGATGCCAACAACTGCTGTCTAAAACTCCGTATTGTATGCTATCGCCTCGTTCAGCCTTGCAAACTGCTTTGGCTAGATCACGTCCGGTGTGCTTGCTCACGTATAATTCTCTGTAATTAATCAGAGTGCCAAAGTTGGGATCAATAGCAAACCAGTGAACTGCAGAATAACTAGAATAGCCGTAGTCACATGACCGAAATCTAATCCAGTTATCGGGTATATCATAAGGCTCAACCACATGGATAGACGGCCTAAACTCTGAGAAAGCAGCACCGTCAGCAACTGCCCAATCTCCTTCAAGAAGTTGCCTTCGCTGCATTTCTGGGAGTGATAAGAGGTTTGCTTCATACTGACCTCCTTCCATGAGGTATGGGTTGTCTTTTAAGGATGCGGGGATGAACCGCCGATAAAATAAGGGTTCTCCAGCCTTCTCATGTCCTTCTGGGTAGACTAGGTCTTCACCGCTATCTAAGTCTTTTGCTATAAACTTTGTGTTAGCAGGAGCCGGATCAATCCAAGTGCGCTTCACCCATCCATGCCCAATTCCACCGGGGTTAGTCGTTGCTCTCATGTAGATAGGCAAGGTGGGGTCAGTAGTTCTCAAACGACTTCTTAGATATGTCCAAGCGAAGGGGGTAGCATATTGCGTTAACTCATCCACAGCTATGTAACTAAATGATTGTCCTTGATATCTGAGAACGTCCTGATCCCGTTCTAGATAACTAAACCATAGTTTGGCACCGGATGGGAAAGTCCATTGTGATTTCTTCTCACCCCATTTTGCGCCTTTAAATGCAAGAGGGTATAATTCTTGGGATTTCCAAATTAATTCGCGTAACTCATCATTAGTTCTTCTGAGTATCAGACCACTAAAATTAGGATTGCTAAAGTACCGCATCGGGTCAGCAAGTAATCCAAAAGATTTGCCGCCACCGGCTGCACCGCCATATAAAACTTCCCGCTCTGAGGCAGCTAGGAACTCTGTCTGTGGCCCTTCATTTGGGGCGAATACTACTTCTTGTTCTTGCCTTTGCTCTTCAATCGCAGAGAAGTCTAAGTTAGCGGTGTCTAGCTCTTCCTTTGGCTTCAACGTGTCGAGGTTCTTCTTAGCAATAGTCAGGCTTCTTCTGGCGTCTGCCTGCTTACGTCTAGCCGTTGCTAGTTTCTTTTCTTCGGCAGTCTTAGGCTTCCGCTTACGGTTCTCTTTGCCTAAATCCTTCAGCCGCTGGGATGGATTGGCAGTACCCTTGCCTCGTTCACGGTTCCAGATGTAGATCAAGCCTTGATGGCTGATAGTTTCTCCAGTTTGCTTAGACAGCCATTCAGCAGACTTACGAGTAGAGTTACCTTGATCTAGGTAATCCAGAGCCTGCTCAATCTTGTCCACCATCTCCTGTTTGGCTACCAGTATTAGTGGATCATCCTTAGACTCTTCGTAAGCGTAAGGTTTCTTGGCGTACTTATTCGGACGAGTTTTATCAGGCCATTTGGTCAATCGTCAGATTTCGGTGGCAATATAAACATCGCACCGCCTGTATTTTTAACCTCGACTTGTTCCTTCTTCACCAGACCAGTACGATCTAGTATCTGAGCAGCGGCTGCTATTGAATTACGCGCACCCATTGCCGAAGGGTCTTCTAAGACATCCCGCATGGAAAAGGCTGCTCTGGGAGCATTCATAGCCAGCATTAAGTTTGCCTGCTCGTTAATCTCTTTAGACAAAGGCCTGACTACTGCAGTCGCATTAGTATTCGATGCATAACCCGCTGCTGTCATAGCCTTGCGGATGTTACCTCTACATTCCTCCGACATAAGTGCAGTCAAGAAGGCTTGTTGTTTGTCGGTATATTCTCTCTGTGCTTCTATCATTTACCCACCAAAAATATGCAGCCAGCAATCGCGGTTACTGCAATCCAAAATAATCTTTCAGCAAAGGCCAACGTCTGGCCGCGCTTAACTCCAGCCAATTCCTCTTGCGCAACTCTCTCATCCATTTTCTTGAATTGAGCATCGATGCTATCCATCCGCTTAAAGACGGTAATCACCCGCTCCTCCATCCTAGCCATACTGACTATCGCTTCCGACAGTTTATCCAGTTTGGTTTCCATGCGGGAAAGACGCTCCTCGTCCACTACTTCGTGGCCTTCTTCTTCTTAGGCCAGCCTGCTTTCATATCCTTGTAAGCCTTTGCAGAAACAGTGGAATCTTTTTTAGACCGTGACTTTCCAGCCGCTTTTCGGGCATTCATATTCTTTACCAAGGACATGGCGACTACTTCTTCTTTTTGACAGCCATGCCGCCTTTGCTGTAGCCAACCTTTTTCTTCATAGGCTTGCCAGTTTTCTTGGCTTCCTTAGAAGCTGCCGCCATACCTTTTTTATCGTAACCAAATTTCTTACCGCCAACATTAGGCATGATCTCACCTCTTTCTTTAATAAGTATGGATTGATTTCGTATTTCGGATTGTTGCTGTTCTAAAATTAAGAACTGCTTGTCGATTTCTGATAGTTGAGGGAATTGAACTACAGTCACCATTTCTTGCAGGACCAATAGCCTGCAGTTAACTTGGATTTCTTCTCATCGCATTTATGCCTTGCGCGGAAGGACTTACGGGCCTTGGGATTATCCTTGCGAATTTCCATGTTAGGATCGCCAAAGGTGACGTACTTCACGTTGTCACCCTCAACCGCCAGCACCTCAAACTTCTTAGGCCCACCGCGACGAGGCTTGTTAACCGCCGTAAATCCATGCCTCTTCTTACCGGCTGCTATCTTTTCTGATTTAGAAGCCATCTGAGATGCCCTTCATAATATCCTTCAAGGTAACCCTGCCCTTGCTATTAGGCGCGTACCTACATTGGAACTGGCGGGGGCATTCAGTGAACGACCTTTGAGCGTAGTGGTATGCTATCGTTCCGTTCACTCCAGAGTAGATACACACTTTGCCATCTCTACCTTCGGTTCTCTTCCATAAATGACAGGTTACATACTCAGGGTTAACCAGAGAGCCTATCAGGATTAAGGGTATGGCTACGTTCATAATGCTAACATCAGAAGGTATACCCCGCCGCCTAGTACTCCAAAGATGCCGAGAGATAGGCCAAGGATAACAGCATTGTTCATTATCTCCCGCTTGGCTTCCATAGCTCTGTAGACTGTCTTCTCTCGCTCTTCTCTAATCTGCTTTCTAAGGTCGGTCATCTCCTTATACGTGTTAGGACCGTACCTATAGTTGAGTAGGAATTTTATCTCCTTTTCCTTCTCAAGCAGGGCTTTCCTACGAACGATAAGGTCTAGTGCTTCCCTTTCTAAACTGTCAGAGCCTTGGCTCATCTTCTCAAAGGTCTTGGGGTTCTTGCGTTGGCTCTCAGCCTTGTTTACGTCTGAGCAGGCTTCATACCACTTCCCGATTTGCGAACTTACGTCATGCAATTCTCGTCCGGCAGAAATCAGTTTCTTAGTAACGGAGAATGCGGCTTGGGCTGCAGCAAAGGCAGTTACGGGGTCTATCATCCTTATGCCTATTTCTTCGGGGGCTGTGGTGCTGGCTTCTTGTACGCCTCACCTTCGGGGTATAAGGATGATACCTTTTGAACGGGTTTAACTAAGGCTGCATTATTAGCCAACTTCCTCATCTAATAATTCCTCTAGTAATTCCTCTAAATATACTTCTGATAAAAATCTTGATGGCTGAAATGGTACGTCTACTGAATTATCTTCATATGCAAAGAAACGTCCGTATCCCTCAAATTCTTTAGCCAGAGGATTGGAATTTAACTCCTTCTGAGAAATTAAACCTTCTTCTACTAAAAGCCGACGTATGTGCTTAAAGGTGAGTACTCTTCCTGTGCGCTGTTGGATTGCAGCACGTATGTAATATAAATTAAAGGCCATGCTACTTTCTGTGAAAAAGTGGGCGCGAGAAAAAGACCCCCATCAGTAATCTCGCGCCCGGTTATCTCTGCAGAGAATAGAATGTGCGACCAGCAGGCTTACAAACTGGAGACTACTCAATCTGCTTTGATAATACATTGTACCACTTACTAGGTGGCGTGTCAACTATTTAATTAATTTTATTAATACGCCACTTTACTATAGACAAGAGGTCATTATGATGCTATAATGGAGTTGTCCCTCCCAGCCGTATACTATATAGATACTAGTAGTACTCGTCTTTAGAAGACGGCTTTAAGACGTTTCCCGCTGACCATTCCATTCGCCATTAGCTACTCTACGAATATCTCCACGGGTTATTCCAATATCCCGAAGCATCTTGTCAGACAGGTTATTTAATTGCCAGTAAGCTACTCGTTTTAACTGGTGTTGTTGTATCTTCTTAACAATAGCAGCTTCACCAGAAAAGAAATGTACTACCACAGCGATAATCTTAGTCAACATAAGTATTCTCCTTTATATACTACATTCATTATACCAACTAAGTGGCGTAAGTAGTAGATACTAAAGAAGTATACCCGCTATGCGTCTAGGTAATCGATCATCCTCCGCAAAACTTTCTTATCATCGCAGGCTAGGCCCAAAGCAGTATTGCATCTATTGCAAATCCATCCTCTGACCTTCATCGTAGTGTGGCAGTGATCCACTGAAAATGGACTAGTAGTTAGATAACGTCCGTTGTCCTTAAAATTCTGATGGGTCATTTCGCAAATCTGACATGCATAATTATCAGGTAAGGGATTAGCCGTTCTCCATTCATGCTTGATCTTCTCAGCCGCTTTCATGCAAGACTTGCAAGTCGGATGGTAGCTAACGCTATCCTTAACCCTTCTAATAAGCACATTGAAATCAGACTGAGGCTTAACCTGCTTACAGCCTTTGCATTCCCTCTCAGGCTCAACCTCCTTCGGCTTTTCATCAGAATCTGGGAATAAACTAAGCTGCATAAGGCTAGACGTTGAACAGGTCAGCCACAGCTTCTTCGCTGTCAGACATACTGACGGCTTCACCACGAATACGCTCGGCTTCCCGCGCCATCTCTTCGGCAATGCCAAACAGAGCGTGGTACTCACCAGAATCCTTATATCGAGATAGCAACTTCTCAGTAATATTATAAAAGTCGATACGGACTTCCTGAGAATTATCCTCATCAGACGCAAATAAGTTTAGTACTATCTGTAGAAGACCGCTGTCGTTAACCTCTACAGAAGCTACCGCACCAAATAATACACCAAGAGATACTTCTGCCCCACAATCGTCCATGCAAGTTCCTATGCATAAGTAGGGGGTCTAACATAAGCATAACAAAGTGGCGTACTAATGTCAATACCTATTGCCTAACAATAGTATATTTACAATATATAGTAGTAGAAATACTATAGGGGCGGTGCTTGAAGGCCGTTTACGGTTGTGAAATCCCAAAAATACGTCAGGGNTGTATACGCTACCGGTAGGGGGGTGGGTGGCACATGCAGGGGTAGCC